ACAGGATCAGAAGAATCGTCAGAACTCAGTGAGTGATTTGCCTCCAGGTATTATTGACGACTATCAAAAGAAGATCGAAAAACATTTTCAAGATTCAATGTACCTGTATAATAATCTACTTGATGTAGGTATTGCAAAGGAATGTGCACGATTTGTTCTTCCCCTATCCACACCAACAAGAATCTATATGACAGGCTCATGTCGCTCATGGATTCATTATATCAATCTAAGGTCTGCGAATGGAACACAGAAAGAACACATGGATGTGGCAAACAACTGCAAGTCTGTATTCCAAGAAGTATTTCCTGATGTATCCACAGCCCTAGAGTGGTAAACTAAATAACTTTGTGAGTTAAAAATTTTATTTTGGCAACGTATCCCATTAAACACGTAGAAACAGGCGAAGAAAAAGAAGTCTGTATGTCAGTACATGACATCCAACAATGGTATGAAGACAACCCAGAGTGGAAAAGAGACTGGGACAAAGGAGCATCAATGCCCTGTGATGAAGGTGAATGGAAACACAAACTAGTCAACAAACATCCAGGGTGGAAAAACGTTCTCGATAAAGTGAAGAGAACCCCACGTTCAAATGTTCGAGACCTATACTAATGCCAGCAAAAACAAGAACTAAAACCAAACGTCGAAACCCCATTGACGTAAAGAAGATGGTCAAGGTAGAACCCTTGACAGAAAACCAAGAAAAACTTTTCAAGTCCTGGGATGATGGGAAACACCTGTTCATCTATGGAGCAGCTGGAACAGGAAAGACCTTCTGTGCCCTCTACAAGGCTCTGTATGACTGCCTGAAAGAGGTTCCCAGTTACGAGAACGTTTACCTGGTGAGGTCCCTCGTGGCCACCAGAGAGATTGGTTTCCTACCAGGAGACCATGAAGATAAATCATCCCTATACCAGATTCCCTATAAGAATATGGTAAAATATATGTTTGAGATGGGAACTGACTCTGAATTTGAAAATCTTTATGGTTCATTGAAATCTCAAGAGACTATTAAGTTCTGGTCAACTTCTTTTCTTAGAGGTGTGACTCTTGATAATGCTGTCATCATCATTGATGAGATGCAGAACTTGAATTTTCATGAACTTGATAGTATAATTACTCGTGTAGGTGAGAACACTCGTATTGTCTTCTGTGGTGATGCGATGCAGTCTGACCTACAAAGAGACAAAGAAAAGAATGGTATTCATGATTTTATGAGAATCCTAGAGGTAATGAAAGATGATTTCACACTCATCGAAATGGGAATTGATGACATCTGTCGTTCAGGTCTTGTTCGTAATTACCTTGTTGCTAAAAACTCAATCCAATTGTAATGTTTAAACACTGTGATGATTATCATTCATTATTTGGTGACCTAACCAGAGTCAATGAAGATAACATTCGTTATTATAAAGTAGATGGTAACCTAGCTTATCCATCTGTCACATCTGTGATTTCCTTTATCAGCAGGAAGAAGTTTGCTGATTGGCGCGCCAGGGTTGGGGAGGAAGCAGCCAACCGTAAAACAAAACATGCAACAACTCGTGGTACTAGATTACATTCTGTTCTAGAACACTATGTAAACAATGATGACTACAAATCTCTAGATGAATATCAAGTTCCACTAGTCAACCTTATGTTTAAGGGAGCTAAATCAGAACTTGATAGACATATAGATAACATATACCACCAGGAAACTAGAATGTTTTCTAACAGATTATGTTTAGCTGGTACAGTTGATCTAATTTGTGACTTTGATGGTGAATTATCTATTGTAGATTTTAAAACATCAGAGAAAACCAAACCAGAAGAATGGTTGGAAGATTATTTTGTTCAGTTATCTGCATACTGGGCAATGTTTAGTGAAAGAACACAAGTAGTCCCTAAAAAACTAGTTGTATTTCTTGTGACAGAAAGTGGCGAGGTTCAAATTGTAGAACGTCGCAACCCCCTTGATTATTTAAAAACCCTAACAAATTATGTTGATCAATTTATTCGATACCGAGATGGCAAATCCAGCTGACCAAGTTAACGAAGAACTTAACAAAAAGTTTCTTAGCAAAGATAAGTTCGCAGAAGAGATTGAATCACTAGTTCTAAGAACTAAGATGAACTACATTGATGCAATCGTAGAGTATTGTGAACAGAATAGTATTGAAATTGAATCAGTTAGTAAGTTAGTATCAAAACCACTGAAAGAAAAACTTAAGTGTAATGCAACTGAACTAAACTTTATGAGGAAAACTACTAGGGCTAAACTTCCTCTATGATCGTGCACGGACATGACATCTATCGAACCTACCTAGCGTTCAAACAACACTTTAGTAATCCCAAGTTTGATTTTTTTCAATATGATGGCAAAGTCAAGGCGAAAGAGGAGACCTACCAGCAGAGATCAGATTTCTGGTTCTTCGAAACTCTCGCGAGAAAGCTTACGGATCAGGAGGTCAAAGAATATATGTTGGCCTCTTTTGTATCAGCTGAAAACCCAACCAAAGTATGGATCGGAGATATCAGAAGAAATGGAAAAGATCACTGGTTGGTATGGCAAAAACTACAATCGGGTCTCACCTATACTTTTGAGCAGGATTGTCTCAGACTGGCTGAACTTATGGAGAAAAACAAATACTCCTTTAACAATCTTTTTGAAACGGTGGACGGACATCCTCCACTCCTCAGACTCTTCATCAAACGACAAGTTTGTTTAGAGTCTATAGTTGTTTTAGATATGATCCTGGGGTTCATGAAGGACTGGGATACTAATCTCAGAGATCCTTTATGGGAACAACTCTCCTTCAAGATCAAAAAATATAAACCATTCTTATCTATCAACACTACAAAGTACAGACCTATTATTAAAAAAGTGTTCTTATGAGTAACTACCAAGAAGGAAAATACACTTACAACATAGGTTATAAAGTTTATGATCACAATCACAGAGGTAACAAAGTAATTATAGGTAACTTCTGTTCTATCTCACACAACTGTATCTACTTGTTAGATCATAATCATACTGTAGATACAGTATCAACATTCCCATTTTTTGGTAGATCAGCTGGCAAATTGAAATCAAATACTTTTATACCATCAACCAACAGGGGGAACATCACCATTGAAAATGATGTATGGATTGGATTAAACTGTACTATTATGGGTGGTGTTACTATTGGAAATGGCTCAGTTGTTGGTGCTGGTTCTGTAGTAACCAAGGATGTGCCACCATATTCCATAGTTGGAGGAAATCCTGCAAAACATATCAACTATAGATTTGATGATGATATTATCAAAGAACTATTAGATATCCAATGGTGGAACTGGAATGATGATACTATCACCAACATGATGCCTTATATCAATTCAAAAGACATCAGAGGATTCATTGACAAATGTAGGGAGAATGGGTTATAATATAAGGGTCCTGGTGATGACCCCATAAACCCACCCCAATGTCGAATCAATCCTATTCACTAACTGTCAATGTCATTTTCAAGTCTCAAGTCCAACAAGAAGGACATCTTCTCCAAACTACAGAAACAACTGGAGGATACTACCAAAGTAGGTAGTGTTGATGAACGGTTCTGGAAACCTACTGTAGATAAAGCAGGCAATGGTTTTGCCGTCATTCGTTTTCTACCAGCCAGTGATGGAGAAGACATGCCATTTGTAAAGATGTATTCACATGCCTTTCAGGGTCCAGGTGGTTGGTACATCGAAAATAGTTTGACTACTATCAATGGTAAAGACCCCCTAGGAGAATACAATAGGGAACTATGGAACTCTGGTGATGAGTCACTGAAAGAACAAGTTCGTAAACAGAAGCGTAAACTACAATACTATTCTAACATTTATGTCGTAAAGGATCCTGGTAATCCAGATAATGAAGGTAAAGTATTCCTATACAAGTATGGTAAGAAGATCCACGATAAGATCATGGATGCTGTGAATGGTGACGAACTAGAAGGTCGTGAAGGAATCAACCCATTTGATCTCTGGCAAGGTGCAGATTTCAAACTACGGGTGAAGAAGGTAGCTGGATATCCCAACTATGATTCATCTGAGTTTGTTGATCCTGGTGTTCTAGAAGAACATGATGATGCTCAACTAGAATCTATCTGGAATCGTCAACATAAACTACAACCACTGGTTGCATCTGATCAATTCAAGTCATACGAACAATTACAAGAACGAATGAATCTTGTATTGAACAGGAAGTCTACACCGGAACCTGTTGTCTCTGAA